CTTGATGACCAGGGTTTCAATCCGGTCACGATCACGCAGAACTACACCAACATGTCGGACCCGATGAAAGAGCTGGAGGCCGCGATAGAGGCTGGCCGGTTCCATCACGACGGCAATCCCATCATGACCTGGTGTGTCGGCAACGTGATCGGAAAGAACCTGCCAGGCAACGATGACGTGGTTCGTCCGATCAAGCAGGGTGACGACAACAAGATCGACGGCGCTGTGGCGCTGATCATGACGATAGGGCGCATCCTGGCAAACGCTGAGGTGCAAGGCTCTGTCGACGACTTCCTCTCCAGACCGATGAGCATGTGATGGCAGATACCGACTACAGCATCGACCTGCGCACGCGCAGTCCCTTCTGGGCGCGTATGGCGAGCTTCTTTGTCGGCGGCCGCCTGGTTACACCGGAAAAAGGTTCGCAGACAGGCCCCGTGTCAGCCCAGGGTGTAGTGGGTGATTCGGTCGTCAACGATGAGCGCTCGCTCCAGATCGCGACCGTGTTCGCTTGCGTGCGGCTTATCTCCAGCGTGACAGCTTGCATGCCACTGGACGTTTTCCAAACCAAAGGCGAAGACAGGGTAAAGGTCGGGTTGGATAACCCGCTGGCGCGACTCCTTAAGTACCGCCCCAATGACTTCATGACTGCCTTTGATTTTCGTGTGGCCATGACTATGCAGCTTTGCTATTACGGCAACGCCTACGCACTGATTGAGCGCAATGGGGTTGGGGACGTAATTAGTCTAGTGCCGCTCATGTCTGTGAACATGGATGTTCGCTTGGAGGGTAAGCGGATCGTCTACCGATACCGCCGCGACACCGAGTACGCAGATTTCAAGCAGAGCGATATTTTTCACTTGAAGGGTTTTGGTTTTAACGGCCTGGTCGGCCTTTCGCCGATTGCTTTCGCAGCGAAGACCGCCGGGGTAGCCGTTGCGATGGAAGATCAGCAGCGCGACTTTTATGCCAACGGTGCCAAGTCCCCGCAGCTTCTTATGACAGGGGAAGGAAAGGTTCTTAACAAGGATCAGCGGGCGCAGGTCGAGGAGAATTTCAAGGAGATATCCGGCGGGCCAGTCAAGAAGCGTCTCTGGATCTTGGAGGGAGGTTTTACGACCCAGGCCATAGGCGTGAGCCCGCAAGACGCTGAGACAATGGCTGCCAGAAAGTTCCAGGTAAGTGAGCTGGCGCGGTTCTTCGGCGTGCCGCCGCACCTGGTGGGCGACGTTGAAAAGTCAACCAGCTGGGGCTCGGGTATCGAGCAACAGAACCTGGGCTTTCTCCAGTACGCGCTCGATCCTTACCTTGAAATCTGGGAGGGCTGCATTTTGCGATGGCTTGTAAAGCCCAGCGACCTCGGGGTGTTCCATGCTGAGCACAACCGAGACGGGTTGCTTAGTGGTGACTCAACCGCCCGAGCGAATTACCTAAAAACGTTGATTGATACCGGGCTGCTTACTCCCAACGAGGGCCGGCGAGTCAGCAATAGGCCAAAGCTGCCCGGTGGCGACGTCGCCACACGCCAATCGCAAAACGTGCCGCTTGATCAACTTGGTCAAAAGAACCCCGCCCCTGGCGGGGTTTAGTTTTTCTGGAGCTACCCAATGGCAAATATTCAAAAGACCTTGGCGTTCACCGAGACTCAAATCAAGTTCTCCTCGGATGGCAAGGTTGGCGTGTTCGAGGGGTACGCCAGTGTTTTCGATGTCATCGACTCGGACGGCGACATCATCCTGCCCGGCGCCTTCAAGAAGGCTTTGTCCTCGCAAAGCCGCCAAGTCGGCATGTTCTTTAACCATCAGACCTACGGCTTGCCTGTTGGCAAATGGCAGTCGCTGGCGGAGGACAGCAAAGGGCTCTTCGTCGGAGGCGAGCTGACGCCCGGTTTGTCGGTCTCCAACGACCTCCGGGCAGCCATGGAACACAAGACCGTCGAGGGTTTGTCGGTTGGCTTCACGGTCCTCAAGGACGATTACGCCGTCATCGATACCGGCCGCGCATTCAGCAATGTCCAGGCCCTGCGAGAGATCAGCATTTGCACCTTTCCTGCCAATGAACAGGCGACCATTGACGCCATGAAAAGCATGGAATCAATCAGCACCATTCGCGATGTAGAGCATTGGCTGAGGGATTCGGCCGGTCTTTCGAAGTCGCAAGCCCTGGGCCTTATAGCCCGGATCAAGTCCGCAGTTCGGAGTGATTCCGAAGGTGGCGAAATCACCGCGATCCTGGATCGCATCAAGTCATTCCCATCTGTAGGAAATTAAACCATGTCCGAATTGGCCCAAATTCAAAAGGCAATCGAAACCGCGCAAACGAACATGACTGAGCTGTTCGAGGCGCAAAAGAAAGAGATCACAGCCACCGGCGAAGTGAGCAAGAAGATTCAAACCGATCTGCAGACAGTGCAGGACGAACTGAAAACGGCAGGCACCCGCTTGTTCGACCTTGAGTCGAAGCTTGCTGGCGGCACTCTCGATAACCCTGAAGCCAAAAAATCGTTCGCTGAGCGGGCGGCCGAAGATCTGAAGAAGGGCTGGAACGGCTCTACGTCCGGCAAGGTAGACGTGATTAGCTTCAGCAAGGCGCTTGGCGCTGGCGCCGCTTCTGCTGGCGCGCTGGTCCAGCCCCAGCAGAACCCCGGCATTCTGATGCCCGGCCTGCGCCGCCTGACCATCCGTGACCTGCTGGCGCAAGGTCGCACGACTTCCGACGCCATCGAGTACGTGCGCGAGAACGTATTCATCAACAGCGCCGCGCCGGTCGCCGAGGGCACGCTGAAGCCCGAGTCCAACCTGACCTTCACCAAGGAAACGGCCAACGTCAAGACGCTGGCTCACTGGATCCAGGCTTCTCGCCAGATCATGTCTGACGCTCCGATGCTGGAATCCTATGTTAACGGCCGCCTGTTGTTTGGTCTGGACTTGGTCGAAGAGGGGCAGCTTCTCAACGGCGATGGCACCGGTGACAACCTGATCGGCCTGAACAAAGTGGCGACCGCCTACGACACTACGCTCAATGCCACCGGCGACACTCGCGCTGACCAGATTGCACACGCGATCTTCCAGACCAGCGAATCCGAGTTCGAGGCTTCTGGCCTGATTTTGAACCCTCGCGACTGGCACGCCATCGCGCTGCTGAAAGACGGTGACGGTCGTTACATCTTCGGCGGCCCAGCGGCGTTCGCCGCCAAGGTTATGTGGGGGCTGCCTGTTGTTGCAACCAAAGCGCAGGCACAGGGCACTTTCACGGTTGGCGGCTTCGACATGGCTTCGCAGATCTGGGACCGCATGGACGCGACTATCGAGATCAGCAACCAGGATCGCGACAACTTCGTGAAAAACATGCTGACCATCCTGTGCGAAGAGCGCCTGGCGGTCACTCACTATCGTCCTACCGCAATCATCAAAGGCGCATTCACGCCAGCGGCATAACCTCGGGAGCGGGGCAGGAAGCTGCCCCGGAATCAACATGAAAACTATTCGTGCACTGCGGCAGTTCTCCCATTACCACGCGGGCAACTTCGTTCAGTTCGAAGAGCGGCCGGTGACTGATGAGATCGCCGACGCCTTGATCGGCATGGAGCTGGCTGAAGAGATCGATGCAGCCAGCAAAGGTTCAGCCGAGCCACCCAAAAAAACGAGTAGCAAAAAATGAGCATCCCCGTCACCGATCTACTGCCGATTGCTTTGATGCGCAAGCATCTGCGCGTCGACCACGAAGACGATGACGACCTGATCGAGCTCTATGCTGAATCTGCGCTGAACTGGGCGCTGTGGTATTGCGACAACCCGGCGCTCAAGCTGGTCGCTGATTTCCCGGCGTCGTTCAGGAACGCGCTGCTGCTTTTGTTAGGGCACTCATACTCGTCTCGCGAGGCGGTCGTGATCGGCACCATAACTGCTGAACTGCCCTTGGGTGTGGAGTCGTTGCTGTGGGCTTCCAGGAACTGGCGCGGAGTGGTTGATCCAGAGCCTGAGGATGTGCCATGAGAGCAGGACAGTTACGGCACCGTTGCATGCTGCAAAGACCAAGTCGTGTGAAGAATACAACTGGTGGTTTTGACGTCACCTGGATTGACCTCGGCAAGATCTATTCTGAGATCACCCTGCCTACAGGCAGAACAGCGACAGTGGCTGAGCAGGTGAAAGCGCTGGTCACCGCCGAGATCATTGTGCGGCCAAGGGCTGACGCTGTAGCGGGGAACCGCCTGGTGCACACGGCAAACGGGATCGCCACCACCTACCTGATCGAGGCTGCGCTGCCGAACAACGAGCGCGACATGCTTCGATTGCTCTGTTCAAACGTACCCAATCCGTAGAGGTGAATCATGAAAGTAGTTGCACTGGGCACTCTTTCCGGCGCTACCGGCGACCGGGAAAAGGGTGAAGAATTCACGGTTGACGCCAAGCTTGGTGCTGAACTGGTCGGGCGTGGCTTGGTCGAGCCTGCGCCTGACTCACCGCCCGCCGCTGAAAAGGCCGGAAAGGCGAAGGAGTAGGCCATGGCTGCCCGCCGCTCGCGCATGTCCGGCGACTTCAAACTCCGCCGGACGCTACGCAACATCCACGCGAACATGGACAACGAGCTGGCACCGGTGATGCGTGATAGTGCCGAGCGCATTCTTTCGACGATGAAGAACCTGATCCCGAAAGACACTGGCGCCGCTGCTGCAGCGCTGACGGTGTTTGTTTCGCAAAGCGGCTTGGACGCCCAGATCGGCATCAGGGGCAAGAAGAACAAGCAGCGCTTCTTCTACTTGCGC